TTTCAGAAAAAAAACGCGTATACGCAGAACTTTTTTAGCTGGCGTCAGTCATAAGTAGTGCCACTGCTTTTCTTTGATGTCCCCATTTTGTGGAGCCCATCAACCCCGCCACTTAGGTTCAAGGTTGATGGGTTTTTTGTTGCCTGAATTTTACAGCCTTTAAAATCATTGAGTTACAACCCCTATTTTTAAGACATGGCGACAAAGTGGCGACAGCCTCAAAGAGCCAGCGCAGCCTGGCCTGAATTTGTGGGGTGAGGCTGCACAGGATGGGCCTCTTTAGGTGTAGAAATTGAGCGAACAAAAGTCTCATGCGTTACGAACGTATGGCTGCAGTTGATATTCTGGCACTGGTTGTAACGTTCTTTGGTCATTGAAGAGACCTGGAAACTGCTGCGAGTATGGGCTGCACTTCCACATAATGGGCAAATCATCATTTTACGTCCCTACCATTTTTGCTTAAATCGCAATAATGATACAACATTATTTCACTTTGTGAACTTTAAGTTCTCTTTTGAAAACCTCAGTCCATTACTAAATCATCAATTTTCACTTCCATCTCGATGCTGGTCGTAAATCCGCTATCCGGGTTGACCGTGTGCGTTAACGTGGTGATGGTCCAACTGGCGTCATCAATGGGTTGTTTAAAGCCGGTGACCTTCACGGGCATTTCCGTATAGAGATCCGCGCGGCCTTCTGCCAGCTGCAGGGAAAATGACGCCACACCACGCTGCAGCCGCTCCCAGTTCATTTTTGCTGCGCGTTCCGCATTACTGCGGTTCGCATAGGTCCTGTTCAGTACCAGCACGTTCTCATCCGTCCCGATCAGGTAATCCCCCTGCTTTGCTTCTGGCTCTTTTGGTTTTGTCGTCTTCCGGCGGCGCTTCACCTTAGCCGTTTCTTTCTTTGCCGGTTCCCGTGTATGCAACCAGTGAGCAATCACCCCGGTATACGCTCCCCTGTCAGCCAGGCTGAACCGGTGGCTGTCACCGTCCTTACGGGTAATAGTGATGACCGGCAGCGATTTACCACTTGCCGTTTTTCCCTGCCCCTGCCGGATAAACAGCAGATTACTGTCCTTCACCGAGGCAATCGCACCGTACTGCCGCGCCAGCTTCATCAAAAAACTCGCATCGCTTTCGTTGGTCTGATCAAGGTGGTCCAGTGCCTGCGCAGCAACATCTTTGCCGATGGCAACCTTCAGGCTGTGCCGCGTGGCAATTTCCTTCACCACCTCGCCCACCGTCGTTTTGTGCCATGACTTTTCACGCCTGACATTTAGCGTCTCCCTGAAATCCGCGCTACGGGCACGGATTGTCAGCCTGTCCGGGCTGCCGCTATGCTCTATCTCGTCAACAGTAAACTTTCCTTTCGAAAACAGCGGCTCGCCTTTCCACCCCAGCGCCAGAGAAATCACCGCGCCACGCCGCGGCATCATCACCAGGCCGTCAGCGTCGTCCAGCTCCAGATCGAGCTGGTCAGCCTCAAATCCGCGGTTGTCGGTCAGCGTCATACCCAGCAGACGTTTATCCTGGGTCTGCGTTGCGTCTTTGCCTTCGATCACGATGCGAAAGGCCGGTGTCTTACTGCCCTGATTGAGTAAATCAGTCATCTCACTCACTGCAGTAATCCTCCCACCGTGTTTCTGATATTCCCTACCGCTGCCGCAGCGGAGTCCTGCAGACTGCTAAGCTGGTCGTTCAGGCTGCCGAACATTTCAGACAGCGACTCATCCACCCGTTTAAGTCCCAGCGAAAACTCTATTTTTCTCGCTTCACCGCTGGCGAAAAATTCCGTTTTCGTCTGGCTCAGATTTTCAATCACGTACATACCGTAGATGGTCCCGCCGCCCTCGATCAGAGGCCAGGCCTTGCCCTGCTCCGCCATCAGCTCCAGCGCCAGCAGCGACAACCGGCCGCCAGTAACTTCCGGCATGAGGACGCCGGAGAGCGTCAGTTGATCGTTATCTGGCCCCAGAAACTGCGTGGTCGGACGGCGATTAACGCGGTTGTTGGTCACATGCCGCCAGTTCCGCTGATACTGCAGTTGCTGATAGGGCACCGTGCGCAGCTGAAACACAAACAAGCCCAGAACCATCATCATGAATCGTACCCCCCTTGATCGCTGAAACTGCTGCGGGCCTTAGCCCTCATGCGGCGCTCGCGCTCATCGAGTTGTCGCGCGACCTCCCGCGCAATATCCTGCGGACTCTGCCCTGGTTGCGCCTGGATAATAATTTGTGCCTGGGTTTCAAACTGGAATACCGGCTGCGTACCTGCCGGTTTCTCTGCTGCTGGGCGGTATGATGCTGCCGGCAGGCTCATTGGATGAAGCGGTGCAGCCTCTGCAGGCATTGCTCCCCCCATCATTCCGGCGACAACGGAGGCCAGCGCTGCGGTCCTCCGGCGGCTGGTCACATAGGCCGGACCGTTAATCAGTTCCGGGCCATTTTCTCCCGCGATGCCCACTTGCTCGCGCGGAATATAACCGCCGCTGTCATACATCCCCGCAAAGAATCCTCCGGCGCCTTTTTGCTGGGTGGCACCAGGTGATTTGTCGCCGCCGGTCATCCAGTCCGCCAGGTAGCTTTTTACCGATGCCAGCTTGCTCTTGAGCGTCTCCCATTTCTCATTGATACCGCTCAGGATGCCGTCAATGATTGCCCCGCCCACTGCTTTAAACTTCGCGGGCAGCGCGGCAACATCATTCAGAATTTCATCCCATTTATTGCTGATAGTCTGCTTAATCACAGCCCATACCCTGGATACCCCTGACGAGATGGTGTCCCACATAGCGGTGAATTTTGGCCCCAGCGTTTCCCAGTTCTGCCAGATATAAATGGCTCCCATCGCAATCAGGCCGATTATCGCCAGAATGGGGTTAGCCATCATCAACCTGCCCAGCCACAGGATCGCCTGCCCTGCACCGCCAATCGCCTGCTTAATCAGACCAAAAGCAGAGGCAAACTTAATTCCCAGAACCCCGGCACTCACCCGTACTACCGCCATCGGCCCCAGAATGGACGCCAGCGCCAGCGACAACACACCCGCAGCGGTCGCAACAACGGCAAACACGGCCGCAATCTTAAACAGCGCCGCCGTCAATTGCGGATTCCGTTTAACAAAACCATCCAGCGCGGACGCCAGATTACCCAGCCAGTCCGCAATATTTTTCAGTACCGGCGCGACGGTTTCACCGATGCTCGACATGGCGTTAGTAAACGAGCCGCCAGCGGCTTCCCATTTATTCCCCAGGGTATTAAGGGACGCCTCGACGCGCTCGCGCAGGGTTGCCTGGTTCTCCAGTTTTGCCACGGTTTCGCGGTAGCCCTCGATACCTTTTGTAGTCATGATGCTCAGCGCTTTTAGCACTTCGTTATCATTACCAAACAGGGCTTTCATCGTCGCAAGCTTTGTTTCTGGATTTAGTTTTTCAAGCTTATCTAACTGTGCGTACATCTTTTCCAGGCCGCCAAATCCGCCTTTCCCGTCGGAAAAATCAAACTTGATACCTTTGCCTTTCAGCTCATCGTTTACACTCTTAATCTTTTTAGCATCCAGCGTGGCCTGAAAAATTTTACGGTAGGCATTACCCGCTGATTCTCCGGCCATCCCCGCCTGATCAGCCATGACCAAAAGAGGGCTGAAGGTTTTAGCAGCATCAAGCCCCCTCTGCTTGATAATCTCCATTGCACTGCTGATATTTGCAAAACCCTGCAGCATATTACCGGGGTCAACGCCCGCGTAATAACCTCGCTGGATCACGTCCATCAGGCTCATCATGTCTTTTTCGGTGGTCTGCGTGGCGTCCTGCAGTTTCGCGGCAAACTCGGCGGCATCCGTCGGGGCCATCTGCAGCTGCACGCCGAGGTATGCCGCCGACTCACCCAGTCCGCCCAGGATGACCTTCGCAGACATACCCTGACGGCGTAACATGGTCATCATGTTTTGAAAGTCTGCCGTGGTGCCGGGTAGCCGGTCACCCAGTGCTATCGCCAGCTTGTTCAGCTTCAGGAACTCCGGCGCCACCTTTCCGCCCGGTCCCATCATTGAGCCTGCCAGCTGGTTAGCGGCGTTCTCTGATTCCGAGTAGGCGCGAATGGGCGCCAGCAAGGTCGCGCCCGTTGTCACCCCGGCCGCCATCATCCCGGCCCCGTTCCCCGCCAGGCTGTTACGCACGTCGCGCATCTTGTCAGCTTTGGCCCTGACCGTATTCAGCTTGCGCTGGCGCTCGCCCACGTCCCGCAAGCGTTTCTCCTGCTCTGCCAGCTGCTTGTTATAGCGATCCGTTTCGCGGGTAATGCGGGCTGTTTCACGGGCACCGCCTCCCGCAGAGATGCCGAGGCGGTACAGCTCCGCCCTGGCTGCCGCCATCTGCCGCGTTTCCTGCTGCTGCTTTTGCTCCAGACGTGACACGGCCCGCCATTGCGTTTCTAGCGCCGCTGTCTGCTTTTTCGTGGGAGATTCCAGGGCTGACATTTCACGGGTCATCATCTGCGCACGCAGCCGCGCCTGGTCCAGTTCGCTACTGGTCCTGCTCAGGCTCTGTGACAGTTGATCGAATGATTTTAACTGGCCCCCCGCATCGTTCAGCCGTTTAAGCTGTTCGCGGGTCTGCCGGACGGCGGAGGCCAGCTCCTTAGAGCCAGCCTGCGCAACTTTTAAAGGGCGGGTGAGTTTATCAACCGCATTCAGAACCACCTGCAGGCGCAGGTTTTTATCACTCATCGCTGGCCCCGCTTCGCATTATCGCTCTGTGCCGCCACTCCAGCACTTCTGTAAGCGGCATAACGTCAGTGACGGACGGCGGCCAGTGAAAGATCCTGGCGATATCCGCCACCAGGTCATCTACCGTCAGGCTGTCGGCAAATCTGCAAACGCCGACTTCGGCAACAAAAAAAGGACCACCTCGATCGACATTGCGGCAAGGTCTGCCGGGTCAAGGTCCGCCATTTCCTGCGGGGTCAGCGTTGGTGTGGAGATGCGGGGGATCACGGTCATCATAGAGGCCACGTCCATCTCCATCACCGCCTGCAGTCGCGTACCGCGCAGTGCGCCGGACTGCGGTTTGCGCAGCACAATTTCCGTAATCGTGGTATCACCGCGCTTGATTGGGCTATCCAGCTTCACCGTTGCTTCTGTTTTCTCACTCATGTTCTTTACCTGTTATGGGGTGGCTGGCGCGGCATCCCGCGCCAGTGATGCATTAAAGGCCTATGGCGTTGCGGTGCTCTTCCATCAGGTCAACGCCATCAACAATTTCAATCATGTTGATCACATCGACCTCATAGAGCACTTCGCCGTTAATGGTCAGCTTCGCATAGCTGTTAACGCTGCTGACTTTGGTGGTGTTGCTCTCGCCGGTTTTCCACTCGCCGGAATCCACCTCTTTATGGCGTCCGCGTACAACCAGCTCAACGGCCTGCACCTCGCCGGTGTCATCGCGCTGGATAGAGCCGGTGAAGCGCATCTGCACCCCATCCACCGTGGCCTTGCCCATCTGTTTGAACAGAAGCGCCTCAGTTCCGCCGATTGTCATTTCCGTATCCAGTGCCCCATCATCCAGCCCCAGATCGATACCGACTGAAC